ATAACGATAAATTGCATTACCTATTGTTTTATAAGGATTTCCAGGTTTCATTGGAGCAAGTCCTAAAAATGGATATGTCTCACGAACATTATATCCAACAGATACTTCAAAAAATCCATTTGATTGATAGCCAGGAAAATATATTCCATTTGTTTTATTATAACTTGCATAAACATCCCATCCTTTTATTTTAGGATAAGTAACTGTAGGAGTTTGACTTGTTATGTTTACTTCAGCTAAATCCCAACCAGTTAAGTTAATATATTGCTCGGTTTCAGCGTTTATTTCGAGAAATTGTAAACCTGGAATCATTGAAATAGATTGAGAACCTCCTGTAAATGCTTTATCTGTAAAACTTGAAATAGGTAAATAAATTGAAGGTTCATAAATATTTACTAAACTTCCATCATCACTATATCCATAACTTAAATCTGCTGAATATTCTATATAATATTTACTACCATCATTAACCCAAACATCGGCATATCTCTGGATGTACCACTTTTCATTCCACCAATATAAATAGCAATCAAATGGTATAAGCAAACTTTCTAATATTTCTTCTCCACCATTTTTATCTATATTATTTTCCCAGAAAACTTCAGTATCTACTGCACAAGTATTAAAACAACTTCTTGTATTCGTTAATGTCGCACCGGAAGGATCTAATGAGCAATTTAATCTTATATTATCAGATTTACCAGTTAACTTTAACGTATCATTAATTACGTCTAAAATGCTTCTACGATCTATTTCATCAATTATAATAGGATGTGTGTTATTTAATTTTGAAATATAATTTGAAGCAGTTAATTTTATAATTGAATTTTCTAAATATTTTTGTGTGACAACATTTGAGTTTATGAACCCATTAAATAAAACTACTTCTTCAGTTCCTAATGAGGCATTTACTACTATTTTAAATTCTTTTTCATCAAGTGTTGCTATATCCTCTAAATCATACCAATTTGATGAATCATTTAAAATATTTAATGAACAAGTTTGTCCAATTAAAGGTTTAAACCATCCATCATGTTTATAATCAATTTGAAGTCCATTATTTCCGGCTAATTTTAACCTAATTGGATTTCCTGAATAGTCATTTTTTTGTAAACTAATTCTATATCCAACTCCACCAATTGAAATATGTTCTAAATAATATTTTTCAGTATAAGCCATTATCTTAATGATTTTACAGTTTCAGCGGTCGTAACAGCTAATAATAAATCTTGTCCATCTAAACGAAATTCTCCTTTAAGAACCTGATTTGAAGAACTTTCTGCTAATATTTTCTGAAGTTTATTTAATGGAGCTATAACTTCAGGGTTTACAGAAGCCGAAGGATAATCACCAACAGTAGCTAAAGTCTCTCCATAAACTAAACCACCTTGAGCAAAAGATTGACTTGAAATCACAGCAATCTGAGCGGCTGTTGAAGCAGCTACTAAAACAGATGTAATAGCACCCGCTATAGGTCCTAAATCTGCGAAAGCTTTTGTAATTGCTAATGCTCCATTTATTATAGCTTGAGCTATAGAAATTTTCTTTTGTTTTTCAGCATACTTTTTCTCAATTTGTTCTTTCTTTGCTGCATTATCTCCAGCTGCTTTTAATTCACGATTTTTCGCTGCTTCATAAAGATTTGCAAGAGTATCTGTAATTGACAAAGCAGCATCAAAAGCAAGTTGTGTTATTTGAGCTCTTTGTTCCTCAGCTGCTTGAAGTATAGCTGTTTTTGCATCTTCATATTCTTGATCTTTTACAAGTCCTTGTGTATGAAGTTCTTCAAGAGAAGCAAGTCTTTGATCTTTTGTTAATTTATCATTTTCTAATTCTTTACTTAAACGATCTTGAGCCGCATTCTGAGCTTTTTCTAAATCTTCTGCTCTCCATTCATCGTGTAATTGTCCAACCTTTGCAAGATAATTTGCTTCTATTAATTCTCTTTCTTTCGCAGATTGAGCTTCAGCTAAAGCATTTTCTTTTTCATATTGAAGTTTAGTTTCAGCAACAAGTCTTGCATCTTTCATTTTTAATAAAGTATTCTCTTGTTCTAACTTCATTAATTCGTTTTGGTATGCCTTTTCATTTTCAGCTTGTTTTGCTATATCAGCTGCAATTTGAGCATCTACTGTTGCTTCTTGTTTCTTAAACCTTAATACTTCTTCACTTGCCCTTGCTACTTCATTCTCATAGTTTGCTTGAGCCTGAGCAATCTTTAATCTTGTATCATCACTTGTATCAGAGGCAGCTTTTGCTTGAGCTTCAAGTAATTTCCATTCTTCATAAGCATAATCTATTCTCCTTCTTGAAATAGCGTCCATTTGAGACATAATACTATTAAGAAGTTCTTGTCTTTTTAATCTACTTTCTTCTGTTTTTCCAGCTTCTCCAGCAAGTTGTTCTCTTGTTTGAGCTAACTTTGTTTCCATTCTTGCTAACTCAACTGTGTTCTTTATCTGCTTATCCATTAAAGCATCTTCTTGTTGAGCTAAACCTAATCCAGTTTTTCCAGCTGCAATTATTTCATCCTTTATTTCTTTAAGTTCACTAATGGTTTTTCCTGTAGTAATCATAACAACTGCTTCACCTACTTTCTTTGCACCTTCAGCCGCAGCTTCAAAGTATTGTTTTGCTTGTTCTTTTGCATCTTTATCAAAAATACCTTTTATAGCAAGCCCAGCACCCATTGCACCGTTCTTGATTATTTCCCACCCAGCCGTAAACATTTGAATCACACCTTGGAATCTCGTTACAAGATTTTCTTTTATTACATTCCAAAGATCTTTTATTGCTTCTTTAGGATCGGAAAAAGCTTTTATTAACCATTCACCGACTTTAACAAGTTGTCCTACAAGATAATTTAAAACTCCTTTTAAAAACCCAAGAACCTCTTCCATTTTATCGGCTGCTTCACCTGATCTTTTAAAAGCTGCTACTAAACCACCAATAGCTAAAGCAACTGCTGCGATTATAGCACCAATACCTGTTGCCATAAATGCTGAAGCGAATCCTTTTACTGAAGAGGCAAGTGTTTTAAATGCTTGAACTCCAGTACTCATTAAACCACTTAAACCACCAGTCATTATATTTAATGATTGTCCAACATTTGAAGCAGCATCTTTAAATCCAGCCTTTAAATCTGAATTTAATTTCTTTACATTTGTTTGAAAAGATTTTACTTGCTCCTTTGCAGATTGAATTCCCTTTTGAAGTTCTGCTACTTGCGCTGTAATTCTTAAACTTAAATCAGCTAATATTGAAGCCATAAAAATAAATTATTTTATTATTTATTTCATTTTAAAAAAGACTAATTATTTCTTTAAATGTATCGTCAGACATCACATCCCTTTCTACCTTTTTATCAAAAGTAAATGGTAATAGTTCGTTTTTAAATGAAGAGTAGGTAACTTTTCTTTTTCGAGAAGGCGTTAAGAGATAGTTATAATAAATCTGTAAACGAGTTCTTTCCCACTCGTCTTGATTTTTAATTTGTTCCTGCTCGAAATAAATCGATAAGGCTATATCGATTTCTCTAGGAGTATAATCATAGAACTCATAAAGGGGAATGTGAAGATAAACTAAACACATTCCCCCAAGTTCTTCAATCGTTATTTTTTTTTATCTCCAGTATCGCCAGATTTAGGCAAAGGAAATGAATGCATAATTATTTCATAAAATTCAGACATACTTTCATCAAGAATATCTTCCATTTGATCCTTTGTTAAAGTCATAGGTCGATCTAAAGCTTTATGTCCTGCTATTAAAGCATACCAAAGTAAAACTTCAAGTAAAGAAATATCATTCTCAAGATCATTTAAAGAACCTTTTCCTTCACGTTCGAAGTTACGTATAGCTGCATAACTGACACGAATAGGCCATTTTTCCCCTTTAAAGGAAATGTATTGAACTTCCTGCATAAATTATAAAATTAAGGTGTTGTTAATATCTCAAGAGGTCCAGAACCTGTGATCTCAAATGAATAAGTCACTGCTGCACCAACTCCGCCTTCCATTGAAATAGAAGAGAAATATCCTGAACCTGAATAATACTTATTTGCCGATACATCTGGTTTAATCATAATACCAATGCTTGCATCTGAGTTCATAAGACTATCTGCCATTTCAAACATACCATATCCGGTTTGAGTAGCTGTTCTAATTACTAATCCGGAGCCACTTACACTCCATCCATGCATATCAGGAATATTTTGTTTTGCCCCAGAAGCATCCATACAAGCAACTTCAATCATATCTCTGTCAAGAGAAAGAGAAAAGTCAGTTGCACATCCAACAGTTGAAGCATCTATATAGATCTTCATTGCTTTACTAAATAAAGGTGTTCCCATTATAAAATATTATTTTTAGTTTAATTATATATTATTAATTTTTAAATATAGATTGAGTTAAATTCCAATAGATTTGAGTATTGATCCTTATCAAGATCAAAACTATGAGTATCATTTATGAACCAAATATCTTGTATTCCATTATATTCCTTTCCATTTAACATATCTTGTATATAATCTGACAATTGGTTTGTTGTTTCAGTACTTGGTGAAATAATACGAACGAAAATAATATAATTCGTAAAAGCATTCTTTGAATTAATACAATCTACTTGTGAAGCTTTACGAAATGAAAATACTATCCAATCTTTTGTAATATCATAGTTTTCTTCAAGAGTCTCAAAGAATATTCTATTATTTACTAAAGTATTTAATGAAGTATCACTTGTCATTATATGATATAAATCATCTTGGTAAGCCATATTATTTAACTTTTTTTGCTTTTATTTTATTTACTCTATTTAAAAAATCCTCATTAAATAAATCTACAAAGTTTTCAGCTAAACCATCTATCATTCCAGAAATTCTATTTTTTCCAAGAATACTTCCTCTTTTTGCTCCTTTTTTTGTAGTTCTTTCTTTAGTTCCTTTTTCCAAGAATCTTAAAATTATTCCTTTAGGGGGTTGTTTTGGATTATCTTTATTTCGTTCACCCGAACGAACACCTGCCCAAATTGATAAGGGAATAGATTTATTCGTAAAAATACCAATATTTTTTTTCATTTCTGGAGAATAAGGCATTGCAGTTCTTAAAGGAGAAGAGACGGATCTTCTTGCTACACTCTTCATTGCACCCATTAATATTTGTTCTTGAGTTAAAAAATCAAGTTCATTTAAAGAGTTTAATGCTTCTTGCCCACCTCTTAGTTCCATATCCATTTTATTCTTCCTCCCAAACTTTACATCTTATTCTTGTATAATCGCAACGTCCTTCTGTAAAGATATGCCTTATAGAATAATATTGATTATCATACTTTATCCTACACGCATAATTTATTTCAGGATCATAACGAACCGTAAACTCAACATCACTACTTGGTAAGATACCAACTTCTGAAAATTGTGAACCACCGCCAAGTAAATAGAAATTTGCCCAAGATTCTTTTAAGAATGAATAATTTTTTATTGGAGTACCAATACTATTTACTGAAGTTACTTCTTTTTCGATAGTAATATGTTTATTAAATCCTGAAGTAATCATTTAAAAAGTTAATATTTTATGAACATCAAGTATTCTTTCGAAAGCTTTAGTATCTCTAGTAGAAGTAAATTGATAATCACTTCTTTCACTATCATACAAGTCACTAATTTTTATTAAAATAGCTTGCTTTATATCTTGAGGGCATTGATTATAATTAAAACCAGTTTTAAAAGATATAGTTAAAATATCGGTATCTATAACTGATGAAAATTCTAAATAAAATCCATTTCTAAATGTTCTTGTTTTTGAAGGAGAATAACTTATAGAAGCATCATCAATAATGGAAGTTAATGAATTAAAATTACCTTCATCATAAAATAAAGTATCTGAACAAAAATCATCAAGTATTAACACATTATTAGTCAATGCTATATCTTTACCAATATATTGTTCTGCTCTCAAAGTAGCTGCAAAAATTAATCCTTGGATAAAATCATCATCTATTTCAAATGTTTCATCTACCCTTAAATGTCTTTTAGCTTCATCTAAAGATACAGGAAAACTTACCTTTGTTTTAGTAATTTGTTTTAAAGGAATATCTTGGAATAAACTCATCTTATTAAGTTATTTTAATAAAAAAAGGAGATGGAGACTAAGCTCCATCTCCTATATTTTTAACTCATTAAAAAATATTAATAAGTAGAAGCATCAAGAATAGCAAAAGCTCTCTTGTTAGCGCATCCAGTATCGAATAATCCAACAGCAGTAAGGTTGATAAGACCTTTCTTAGCATTGCTATAAGGATCAACTATAATTTCAACTCCACCCCACTGTCCAACAACTTGCTTGCTCCAGTCTCCGAAATAAACTCTATTTGAGTTAGCTGAAGGAACACCATAAGCAGGATAACCATTCATTTCACTTCCTTCCCAAGCGAATTTAATACCAGCAGAACTTGCATTTAAACCCTTAAGGAACGATTTACCAGTAGGAGTAGTTACGTAAGCTTGATTAGCAATTACATAATTTCCAACAGAAGCTTCCATATCAAGAATGTTCTGATAAGTAATGCTTGCACCTGTAGTTTTTATCTGAGTTGCAGCATCAGTTTCAAGTGTATCAAAAACATCATTTGTAACGGCTTTCCATACACCATTTACAAGGTTTTGGACGATACTTGCATAAACACCAGGATTAGTCTGAGCAAGAGTTTCACGAGTTATAGACTGAGTGTGTGTAACTCTACGAGCTGCAAGAACAAGTGAATCTGGAGTCATATTTGCTGAAGCTGCACTTGCATCTTCTCCAGGGAATGTAGCAAGGTCTTCATCCATTGATGGAACTGCGAAATTACCTGTTAAACCAGTGTACATCGTAACACCAAGTTGAGTAAGAAATTCCTGAGCAGGAGCTTTAAGAATATCAATACCATTGGCAACCGATTTATTTATAATATCGGCATCGGTAGATGTGATGATAGGATCTGCACGAAGTTCGAACTTACGAGAACCATTTCCTTCAACAGCACCCACTAAAAACTCACGGAAAGATTCACCGATCGAAGGAGTCTTTTCTTCTGTTTTCTCATCTTCAACTTTATTTGAAGCAATGCTTCTATTTAATTGATCCTGAGTTTTAAGAATATTTATATCCTTATCAAGTTTTTCAACTTCTCCTCGTAAACTTTCCCAAGTATTTGCCTGTTCTTCAGTAAGATTTTCATTTTTACTGAGTTCATCCATTTTAGCAATTTTATCTGCTCTTAATGATAAAAGTTCATTAATTTTTTTCATTGTATTTAAGTTAATTTTAATTTTATCACTTCAAGTTTT